AGGGTTCTTCACCTTATGACGCTGGACTCTTCTATTGTCCTTATGTTCCTCTCCAAATGGTTCGTGCCGTTGGTGAGAACAGCTTCCAACCCAAGATTGGATTTAAGACCCGTTACGGAATGGTTGCAAACCCATTCGCTGAGGGCACCAATCAGGGTCTCGGTCGTCTGCAGACCAACCAGAACCGTTACTATCGTAGAGTTTCGGTCAAAAACCTCATGTGATCTAAATCACAAATTTTCAAAGGGACCCCAAAAGGGTCCCTTTTTTTATCTAAATATTTAAAAAAATGGCAACAAACGCTTATAAGAATCAAATTAATAATAGAAACTTTTTATCCCCGGTAGGATTTAAGTTTATTTTGAATAGGGCACCAGAAGTTGCATTTTTTTCTAATGCAGCAAACATACCAGGAATAACTCTTGGTATAGCAAATCAAAGTAACTATTTGAGAGATATACCTCAACCCGGAGAAAAATTAGACTTTGATGATTTCAATTTAAGGTTTTTGGTAGATGAAGATCTAGCAAACTATAATGAAGTTTCGAAGTGGATGAGAGGACTTGGGTTTCCAGAAAGTTTAAAAGAAATTTATAATTTGCAAAATGAAAATCCAAATCTAAATCAACCAGGAAAAACTCAACTCAATTTATATTCAGATGGAACTCTAACTGTATACAATAGCACCTATAATCCCAACTTTAAAATTAAATTTAGAGATATGTTTCCTTATAGTTTGACAACTTTAGAGTTTGATGCAACAAATTCGGACATCCAGTACTTTACTGCAGAGGTCAGTTTCAAGTATACTATGTTTAACATTACAGATTTGGATGGCAATCCTTTATGAGTTTTGATTTAGATATGATTCAGAAAATGTGGGAGCAAGACTCCAATATTGATATGGATAACCTTCACACAGAATCAACGAATATTCCCGTTCTTCATGCAAAATATTTTGATTTATACAATACAATATTTCTTTTGAGGAAAAAAGCGGAACAGCAAAAGAGAAATATCAGACACGAAAGATATGAATACTACTCCGGCAAATCGGATCCAGAAGTATACGTAGATAATCCTTTCCCCAAAAAGATTCGCGATAAAGACACAATGCAAAAATACCTTGATGCTGATGAAAAACTTTCAACAGTTTGTCTTAAGATAGATTACTATGACACAATGCTTACTTACATTGAGAGCATTTTAAAAATGATTCAAAACAGAACGTATCAAATCAAAAATGCTATTGAGTTTATGAGATTTAACGCTGGTCTGGGGTAAATAAATACTCATAGCAAGCATAATGCTATGAGTGACGTAATTATTGAAAAGAAAAATGAGGTTTACATTAAACTACACTGTGAACCTCATATTTTATATGAACTTCAACCGTATTTTACATTTGAGGTTGAATCTGCAAAATTTATGTCCCAGTATAGAAGCAGGCACTGGGACGGCAAGATTCGCCTTTTGAGCACTCATACTGGGGAAATTTATGCTGGTTTGTTAGATAAGATCATCGACAAACTAACCATTCACAATTACACGTATGAATTTAAAGAAAACAAATTCTATGGGTTACCTTTTGAAGTAAACGAAGGTATCTCATTTGAGGGTGTTAAAGATTACATGCAATCTATTTGCGTTCATACTCCCCGCCAATATCAATTAGAGGGAGTATACGATGCTCTACGACATAATAGAAAATTATTGATATCACCCACAGCCTCAGGTAAATCCTTAATGATTTATTCCCTCGTAAGGTATTATGTAGATAAAGGACAAAAAATTCTTCTAGTTGTTCCGACGACATCTTTGGTAGAACAGATGTACAAGGATTTTGAAGACTATGGTTGGGATGCTGGGTCATATTGTCACCGCATTTATTCGGGTAGAGAAAAAACAAATGAACATTCTGTAACTATTACCACTTGGCAATCTGTTTACAAACTTGAACGTGCATTCTTTGAAGATTATGGAGTAGTTATAGGAGATGAAGCTCACTTATTTAAGAGCAAATCTCTTGTTGATATTATGTCCAAACTTCATCATGCCAAGTATCGTTTTGGATTTACTGGAACTTTAGATGGCACTCAAACTCACAAATGGGTTCTTGAAGGATTATTTGGCCCGTCATATAAAGTTACTAGAACTTATGAACTGATGGAACAGGGGCATATTTCTCAACTGGATATTCGGTGTCTTGTTCTTAAGCATCCTCCCAAGAAGTTTGATACTTATGAAGATGAGATACAATATTTAATTTCTCAAGAACAAAGAAATAAATTTATTACAAATCTTGCTTTGGATTTGAAAGGAAATACTCTTGTACTTTTCTCTAGAGTAGAAGCACATGGAGCAGTTCTATATGAAAAGATAAATAATACCAAACTAGGTGATCGTAAAGTATTTTTTATTCATGGTGGAGTGGATACCGAAGAAAGAGAACTTGTAAGAGAAATTACTGAGAGAGAAAATAATGCAATCATCGTTGCCTCTTACGGCACTTTTTCTACTGGTATTAACATTAGAAATCTACATAATGTTATCTTTGCTTCCCCTAGTAAATCAAGAATCAGAAACCTCCAATCAATTGGAAGAGTTCTTAGAAAAGGAAAAAATAAAGTGAAAGCAGTACTTTACGACATTTCCGATGATTGTACTTACAACTCAAGAAAAAATTATACTTTAAATCATTTGATTGAAAGAATCAAAATCTATAATGAAGAAAGTTTTAACTATGAAATAATCACGATACAATTAAAGAAATGATAGAAGACGATTTTTATTGCACCATTAAATTAAAAACAGGTGAAGAGATATTTGCAAAAGTAGCAGCTTCTGAAGAGGAAGACAGAACTTTATTGATTATATCAAATCCCATTACTATCAATGAAATTAAAAGTAGAACAGGAGTGGTTGGTTATAAACTAGAACCCTGGTTAAAAACAACAAAGGAAGATATGTTTATTATTAACCTTGAAGATGTTCTTACTCTTTCAGAATCTTCTGATGTTGAAATGATTATGATGTACCAAACATATGTACGTCAGTCTAATAAAGACGGATCAAATCAGTATAAAATAAATCGTAAAATGGGATATATCTCTAATGTAAATGATGCTAAAGAGATATTAGAGAAGATCTTTAAGAGTAGCTAATACTTAACTTATCAACCCCGACAAAGGTTATTGTACAGGGTTTTCAGTGTCTTGTCAACTATTTGTTTTTGTGGTATAATTTATACATAATTATGATAAAAACTTATGATAACCACAGCAGTTATGACCAAGAGAAAGAGGTCAGAGCATTACGTCAATAATAAAGAGTTTCTTGCCGCTATCATTAAGTATCGTGAAGATGTTGAGATAACTTTTATTAGAAAGTTTGGCAGAGAAATGGTGAAAGAGGATCGTGCAAAGACCTGGGATACGAAACCCCCTATTCCTCGCTACATTGGAGAGTGTTTCCTGAAGATTGCCAATCATCTATCATTTAAACCAAACTTTGTCAACTACATGTTTAAAGAGGACATGATTTCTGATGGCATTGAGAACTGTGTTCAGTATATTCATAACTTCAATCCAGAGAAGTCACAAAATCCTTTCGCATACTTCACTCAAATCATTCACTACGCATTCCTTCGTCGTATTCAAAGAGAGAAACGTCAACTAGAAATTAAAAATAAGATTTTGGAACGCTCTGGATTCTCCGAAGTATTTGATGACAATAATACGGTTGACGGATCCAACTATAGCGACTATAATTCTATTAAGGATAACGTCCACTCTAAACTTCGCTATTGAATGAAAGTAGCAATTATTACAGATCAGCACTTTGGAGCACGAAAGAATTCAAAACTCTTTCATGATTATTTCCTAAAGTTCTATAACGACGTATTTTTCCCTACACTCGAAGAGCAAGGGATTACTACTGTTGTGGATATGGGAGATACTTTTGATAGTCGTAAAGGAATTGATTTTTCTGCTCTATCTTGGGCTAAAAATAATTATTATGACCGACTCCAAGAGATGGGGGTAAAAGTCCATACGATTGTAGGAAACCATACTGCTTATTATAAGAATACTAATAATGTAAACGCAGTTGATCTACTTCTGCGTGAGTATGATAATGTAACAGTATATTCGGAACCAACTGAAGTGATGTTGGGACAACTACCAACTCTTTTTATTCCATGGATTAATCAAGAAAATGAAGCAAGCACTCTTAAACTCATTGAAAAGACATCTTGCCAGTGTGCGATGGGGCACCTTGAACTCCAGGGATTTAGAGTTAATAAACAAATCGTCATGGAGCATGGTTTGGAGGGCAAACTATTTGGTAAGTTCACCAGGGTCTACTCGGGACACTATCACACTAGA